CGGACCTCAATCTCTTCAGCGGTCAGAAGCCGCTTGAGCTGGTGCTGGTGCTTGTTGAACAATTTGCTTCTCCAATACAGGGGCTACGAGGTAATCTGGGCAATCTTGGGTGAACAGACAGTCGGGACGCTGACAGCGTTTTTCGCTGAAGTTCTTTGGGTCCTGACAATAATACCTGTAGCGCTCATTGCATGCAGCGAGGCTACTCAGGATCAACAGGGTCAGTGCGATTTTTCTCATTGCGTTTTCTCTCCTTTTCCTCAAGGCGTATCACGAGGGCATCAACTTTTTTTAACTGCTTGCTTTGGTACACGGCCAAGAACGACAAGCCCATCAACCCGATGATGATGAGCGTGACAATGACGACCCAGAACCAAAATTCTTTCATAGAGTTAAATACAGTCCAATTATCTCGATCAGACCGATTATCACTGCTACTGCGTACACTCCCTTGTAAACTAGGATTTCTTTGCGGTGCTCGTGTTGCCATGCGTTGTCCCGTTCTTTCTTTGCTTTGACATCACGAGCAAACTCCTGCTCCTCCAAAATCTGTTCATACATGGCATTGAAGCGAGAGTACAAGTCTTGAAGCCCCAGATGCTCTGGCGTATAAACCATTGCCTCTCTGACTTGCGTAGACAACTGCTTTAGTTGCCACTCGATCTCAATCCTGTCAATTGCAGCAGACGCCACCTTATCCGTTGTGGCTGACTCTGTTTCCAACTCTCGACAATGCTGCTTCAAAGCCCTGATGGCCTCGAAATACACTTTCATGTTCTCACAAATCTCGTGGACACTTTGCGCTTGAAATTCCTCGTAGGTCAGCTCTGGTTCTGGCTGGCGCTTTGTTTTTGCTTTAGGTGCTTCAGGAGTTTCTGCCGGTATTGAAAGTACTGTTGTAGGTTTTGCGTCAGGCTTTCGACCGAAAAGACCTTGGAGCCAGCCCCACAGGCCGGTGACTTCCTTGTAGATAGCCTTCGCGTCTTTAACGCCACCCTCAACCGTCTTTTTAAACTTGTCGAGATCAGCCTTACCTTCGCTGAGCATTTGGCAGCCAGTGCGTATAGCAGCGACCGCGCCTTGCGCAAGCATAAGGAGACTGATTGGGTCCACATCAGATGCCGAACAGTTTCTTTACAAATTCAGCCGCGACGCCGGGGCCCAACAGAACGGCTGCCATGACAGCGTAGAGAAGGTACTCAATCTTGGTCATACGGGCTTCGCCCACGTGCAGCGACTTGTTGATTTGTTCGTACCGCATGGCACAAACTTCCTCGTGGGTAGTCAGTCTTGCATCAGTTGCATCAATCGTTGCCATTACAGTAGCCTCGGCGTTTAGGAGTTATCGGGTGAAGGCTTTACGGGCCACTGGACATCTCTCGGGAAGCCCTGCTGCTGTGGCACGTCCCGAAGTTCTTGGCGGTAAATCGACCACGCCGCTCTGACCGAATCTGGAATATCGGGCAGTTGTGTCCAATCAGAGTCCTTGACCAATCCATCGCGCTCTCGCCTAACAGCTTCAGCAAGTTCTTCGTCCGTGAATGTCTGCTCTACGGCCTGTGGGTGGCCTTCTTCGTCGCCAGCAAGAACGCGCCCCGTCTCTGCCATCTCGGCAATGATACTTTTATAGTCTGCTTCGGCTACTTCCACGACATCGGTGGGCATATTCTCGACAGCCATAATTTCTTCATGAAAGAAACCGTTGCTGGTTTTAGAGTAAAAAATTCGAGTTTCCATATTTGTCCTTAGTACCCTATAGCAATCCAACGGAAATAAACCCCAGTAGGATTATTCCATGTGAAGTGCTGGAAACTTGACGTTGTTGGCAGGGACGCGGGGTTTAGCGCTGAGGCGTAGGCTACACCCTGATACTCAATCAATATCGCAACAGCCACGCACGCGCTGGGGAACGTCGTGTTAAACGAGGTTGTGAGCCAGTTCGTGTTCGGGTATTGGCCACGACCCCACTGGATGATGGAGCCGTTACCCATGCGCGCCCAACCGTTGGCGGAGTTTGAACCGCCAGTCAAAGTGCCGGTGCTGCCAGCGGAACCTGCGTAGCCAGCATAGCTTGCGTTTGTTGCCGAGCCTGCGGAGCCAGCGGAGCCAGCGTACCCTGCGTACGATACGCTGAAATTTGATGGGTTGTAAACATACATGTTTGAACCATCATTGCCACCCCACAGCCAAGTCGGTTGTCCTCCTTGCCCTGACCAATAGAAGTTTAGCTCAGTGCCATCAGACCGACGAGGGTATGCGCGGCCAGCGTTTGAAGCGTACCCAGCGTTTGTAGCTGAACCTGCTGAGCCTGCATAACCTGCATAACCAGCGTTGGTCGCAGAATCCGCCATGTAGGCGGTGTTCACTAAAACTGCGCCTGCATTTGTACGATCGACTCCCCAAGCACCTATATGAAGGTATGCGCCATAGACGTTCTCGATCATTTGATCTGTGCCGTTAATAGTCGCAATGCGTGCGCTGCCGCCGTTTACGTTTGTTGAAGTTGTTGAGTTTGTAGCAAAACCTGCGTTGGTAGCCGCACCTGCGTTGGTAGCCGAGCCAGCAGAACCGGCGTAGCCAGCGTAGCTGGCGTTCGTAGCTGAGCCCGCGTTAGTGGCGTAGCCAGCTGACGAGACGGTTTGCGAGCCGATGTTACCGCTGGTAATTGGTTTCCACGCGGTTGTTGACTGTTCAACAGTATCAAAGGATGCTACAAAAGAAACAGACCATCCGGTATTCCACATTGCCGCTGTAGTATTGGCGTAGCCAGCTTGAAAGTCTGTAACAAAAACTTGAGGGTAAGACCAAGATGTGTTTGTTTCACCAATCCAAATACAGTCGCTTGTTGCATCTTGACCAAAACGAACATTTAAGTTTCCGCCGTCCTGCGTCATTTGCGTAGCAAACCAGTTGTACCAATTCCCTGCGCTGTAGTTGTACCCGCCGCACTCAATAGTGCGAGACATCCCAGTGGTGTACTCGTAAATTTTTACAGTAAACCGCAACATTGAGCCGGAGTTGAAAGCTGCGGTAGGGAGCTTTATCTTGATAGCGCCTACAACTGTACCTACGCTAGAAGAGTACGACCCACCACCCGGGTTTGCAATACGAATACCATTTGAAGCGTCAGACAGCAAATTGGAAGTTGCTGCATTACCTGCGTTTGTGGCATACCCAGCGTTTGTAGCGTAGCCAGCGTTTGTAGCGTAGCCAGCGTTCGTGGCCGCACCCGCGTTGGTGGCTGAGCCCGCAGACCCTGCGTATGTTGCATATCCTGCATTGGTGGCTGCACCCGCGTTGGTGGCGTAACCTGCATTGGTGGCTGCACCCGCGTTGGTGGCTGAGCCAGCAGAACCTGCGTAGGTAGCGTTTGTGGCGCTGCCGCTAATGTTCATCGACTGGCCGGAGATTGCCGCAGCTACAGCGGCTGGGGTGTAGCTGCGAATGTAGTAATCACCCGAGTTAAAACCAGCAAAGTACCCCATACCAGAAGCGTTTCGCTCAGACCCGCCGCCAGAGGTGTAGAAGTAGTTGTTCTGTATGTAACCACTGCCGTCCCGCTGGACAATTGTGTTCGCCCCGCTGGATGCGTTAGGTGGGTAGCCTCCCAAATTGCCTGCGTTGGTAGCGTAACTGGCGTTTGTAGCTGTACCAGCGTTGGTGGCCGAACCAGCAGAAGTCGCGTACGTGGCATTGGTGGCTGCACCAGCAGTCAAATTCGGCGCGGAGCCTGTGCGTGTGTCGGTCTTGAAGTCATCAAGAACTGCTTTGGTTATGCGAGCCTCAACTTTGTCTCCAGCCGAGAACGCTATCCCAGTCGTGCCGTCTTGCCCACGAACAACAGTGAACGTATCGGTGACGCGTGCGGTAACTTTGACAATCTCAACAACGCCTGCGGTGTTTATCAGCGTAGCGTAGAAATAATCTCCACCACTGATAGCAGGGAAACGCGCTCCAGTACTTGCTGTGACTGAAAAGCTGGTAGCCGTGTTGGTAATAGAGGCCGACAGGGCCGATACCGCGTTGTTTGTGTATAGAACAGCCATTAAGCGACCCTCTGCATTTCAATAGCGTCAAGTGTAGCCGCTGCGCTGGTGTCTTGCACGGAAATAGCCATGGTCTCAGTATCTTCCAGCTCCGCTGCAACACTGATGTCCGCGTAATACAAATCGCCAATACCCACTGTGTCAACCGCGATCTCCATACCCGCGATCTGGTACTCAACACCGACATAGACATCGGACGCCAAGACCGCCGCCGCAAGGTCGAAGTGTGAGTACAGTTTGTACAAGTTTGCGTTGATGACAACCTGTGTCAGCGCGTAACCAGCGGCGTTCTTGGTGATGTAGAGGACTGTGCTGTCCGCAGTGGCCTGCGCTTGTGAAATACCCTCGATGTTCATGAGGAGGCGTATAGCCCCCACGGCTGTCGTGACTTCGTCACCAGCGCCAGACATCCGCTTGTTGATTGTGGCCAGACCAGACGCCGTAGCCGCCGCGTTGATGGCCGCTGCCATGCGCACTTGGATGCCAAGCAGGGCTAGCGTGTTGACGTACGCGTTGGCCGCCACAGCCATGTTCTTGGTCAGCGCAGCCTCACCCACGGTCTGGGCAACAGCGTTACCAGCTGCGGCCATGTTTTTAGACAGCGATGCAGAAGCAGACGTGGAGGCCACAGCCTGTGCTTGGATGTTCAGGTTCTTGGTGACGTCCACTGGAGCTGCGTCCACAGATAGCGAGACATCCGCAGTGACATCCATGTTCTTGGTCAGAGCCGCGTCAGCTGTCGATGTTGCTACAGCCATGCCAGCACCACTGAACTTCAGGTCCAGAGTAGCGTAGCCAATTGTTGTGGCGACCGCGCTGGCGCTTGCCTCCATGACCTTTGTCAAGTCGCTCTCAGCGCTTGTGGTAGCTACAGCAGCTGCGTCCACCGCCATGTTCTTGGTCAAGTCAGCGAAACCAACTGTTGTGGCTGTCGCTACTGTGCCAAGTGCTTGCAGTGGGTTAATCAAGCTGGCCGTCGATGTTGTCAACGCAACAGCCAAAGCCTCACCGTTTACCACCTTTGTAATGTCGGATTCAGCCGATGTAGAGGCGACGGCATCAGCCGTGAAGGCTAAGTTCTTGTCGAGCGCCGCGTCGGCCACAGTCACGCCGCGAGTGACGATGTCGCCAGCTACTTCAAAAATGATACCTGCGGCTCCAGCGACTGTGGCTGTTACCGTGACGTCTGCTGCGGAAACAACTGTTAAATCCACTTCGCCAGATGTATCCACGGAAGTGAATACACCACCATCAAGGTTCGCGGTAAGGTCAAGAAGCGCCGCAGAAACCGCCGAAGTGTCAGCCGCAGCGGACTGCGTGGCGATCTTATCCAGTGTGGCTGTAGACGAAACAGCGGTGCTTACCGCGCAGGCGAGATTGACGATCTGCGTAGCTTCACTAACGGTTGTTACCGCAGTTGTAGCTTGCCCAGCAATGTTATCAGTCTTGTCGAGCGCGGACGATGTCGTGACAGCAGTTTGTGCTGCTGCGGCTAAGCTGAATCCGAGGGACACGTAGCCAGTCGTGGCGGCTGTGGAGCTGATCGACCCAAACACCGCAAAGCCAAGCGTAATCTGGGCTGTGGTACCGGCAATGGCGACACCGCCAACGGCCATGTTCTTTGTGAGCGAAGCAGCAGCAGTTGGGCTGGCTGCGCCAGTGATGACACCAGCTAAATTCTCAGTTTTGCTCAAAGGCGCGGCTGTGCTTGCCGCGCAGTTTACAGATGCTGCGAGCGACTGGAGTATTCCCCCCGCGCTATCGTTTAAGGCGACAGCGTTGAGGGCTGAGCCGTTCAGCAGCATCCGCTACCTCACCGATTAGGCGAAGGTAACAGACAGCGAAGCGGCTGGGAATGTAACAGTGTCAGCTTGGTTGATCGTCTTAGCGATAGTCAACGCGCCCCAGAACATCAAGTTACCACCAGACGTAGCATCATAGATACCGAAGTGAGTAACGGTACCCCAAGTAGCTGCTGGAGTCGGGAATGTAATAGCGACGTTGTTGCTGGTTTGGCCACCAGAGCCGCTAGAAGCGGCAGTAGAGCCAGCAGTCTGCGTACCCGCCCAGTTAGCCAGTGACGAAGTCACAGCCACACGAGCGTAAGAGCCACCAGAAACTTCAGTGCCGCCGCCAGAATCGCTTGGGGCAGCAGTCAACAGACCGACGTAAAGCGTAGTGGTTGTGGGTGCGGTCTGGCCACGGAACAACTGGTCAACCAGTTTGTTCTCCAGATAATCGGACATTGCGGACATGATTGCTCCTTATGCAAACTGTGAACGGACATTGAACTTCAAAACATCGTAGACAGTTTGGTACTGCCCGCCGAAGTTAATTTCTACTTCGCCCTCGTAAGGGCCCGGTGGTACGTCGAGCACACCATCCGGAAAGTTGAATCTTACCTGACCCGTGGTGCCGCCGCTGAGTTTTTCACAAGTTATTGTGTTCAACACAGCTGTGGTGTTAGCCGCGCGGAAGTAGATTTTTACGGCCACGCCGGAGTCAGACAGATTTATAGCTGCCCCAGTAGCTGGGTCTGTGAGCGTTAGCCGTATGTAGGGGAGATTATCCCCCTGCACCAGTTTAATTTTTTCGGTCATTGGCTAGCTCCAACTTTAGGAGCAACTCCTGTAGTGCCGTTCATCTCAGTTGTCAGGGCAGCTTGGAACGCGCCATAGTGAGCTGTAGCCCGTTGCGCGTTACCGGCGTACTCACTGTCCTTGGTGTAGGCGCGGTACAACACGTAGTCGGCAAGCACGTTGCCGTAAATATCTGGCAAGCTGATGTTGCCTGTCACCGCAGTGTATGTGCTGCCGTCTGATGGCTCAGTGATGTCCGTTGGATATGCAGAATACACCAACTCCACAGAAGCGCCTGAAGCCGCTGCTGGTGGGTAAACATAGAACACTCGTGGGTCACGTGGGTCGTACATGTAATGCAGGACTTCAGTCACGCCAGTCAGGTTGTACCAGTTGGGGCTTTGCGTATCCAAAATAGCGCGGCTAGTCATACGCACGGAACGCTTGGTACCGCCTGTGTTACGAACCACGTCAATTAGTTTTGAGCCATTTGTAGGTAAACCCTGCTTAGCGCCAGTCACCAGCGCTACGGTAGCGTTTGTCACCATGGAATCGGGGCGGTACAACACAACTTCACGTTGCCCGTCGTTCAGGTACCGGACGAGCTCAGCAACAGGCCAACGGATGGACGTGTTGTCCTGCATTGTCTCAACAACGCGGCGGATAATGGATTGGGCGGCGATGGTCATGGTTTACCTCAAGCGAAAGGACGTGAGCGAACGCGCATTGATCCACGGACAAGACCGTAGTTGCCTTCAATACGCGAAGTGTTTGTCTGCTTGGCCGCAGAGTCAAGAAGGTACTGCGCCTGCGCAAAATTTGTGAACGGCTGGTCAGGAATCTGCATCGCGCGAGCGATTGCGCCTGACACAATCGGATCAATCCAGATATTGTACAGGTCGTCATCAAGCTGCGTAGCGGCCCGTGCGGGGCGCAAAGCGACTGCTACGACAACAGGGTACACCTTGTCAGGTGGAGGCGCGAGTCGCAGCGTAAATGCGTTGTCTGTGCGGTCTGTGTAGAAGCCGCGAGGCATCGCTACCGCAGTTGTCAGATCGTTGCGAATAGCCTCCGCCATGCCGGGAGACAATTCTTTGCCATTCAGCGTAACAGCCATCACACGAGCAATGTCGTGCTGCGCCGAAGGCGGGTCTAAGTCGTATGAAATCTGCCCAATAGTCGTGTTGAATTGGTCAAGATTCTGGCGAAGCGTCAGCGAGCTTTCAGCAAACTCGATGGCCGCGTTGACCAGAACCTGATTGACCATAGGCTCTGAGCAGCCGGGCAGGTACGGCAGGATTCGTGGGTAGAACGCGCTCAGAGGTTTCATGGTCTATACCTTATTCCGCAGCAGATTGTGCTGGCTCTTCTGCTGGTGTTTCAGCAGGTGTATCGCCAGATTCTACAGCAGGTGTTGACTTCTTGCGAGTTTTAGGCGCGGCAGCTTCAGCAGCGGCTTCGTCCACGGCGAGGTTCGAGTGCAGATTAGCCAGCGATTGGCCTTTTTCAGTGAACTCCCAGTCTTGGTCGTTCATGCGTGCCAAGATGACGATCTCACCATCAACGATTGCGCGAGCTTTGTTGTTCAGGATTTCGCCACCGAGGCGCTCCATCAATTCGAGGGCGTTCATAAATTCTCCAGATGTTAAAAAGGGCCCCGAAGGGCCCCTTTATTATGCTACCAATTAGCTAGCAGCGCCAACTTGGGCAACCACCAAGGCTTCAGGCTTCACAACCTTACGGCCATACACAGCCAAACCGCGAACGATGTCGCCGAAGTCTGTTTGGTTACGCAATGGCTCGGTCTTGTTCACGGTCATAGCAAACGAAGTAGCTTGCTTAGTACCAGCGATCATGACGCGACGTGCCTTAGCGTTGGTCACAGCACCACCAGTGGAGGTAGCGGACAGACCAGCGACCAAAGCCTTACCAGCTTCGCCGCGTGGCAACAAGTTGCTCACATAGACGCTGAAGCGATCCAACATGCCGATCTTGCCAGTGCGGATAACGCTGGACTGGTCGCCTGTGAAGTAGGCTTGGGCAATGCTCGATTGCATCAACAACTGGCGGTCGAATGGGCTGATGATGAGGAAGCGGCCATCTTCAGGCACGTTCTGCTCATCCAACACAGTAGACATACGCAAGATTGCCTTGAGCACGTTTTCTGGAGTTGCTTGGTCGATTGGCGTAGTGTCTGTACCCAAGTTGTAGGCAGCAGAAATCTTACCAGCGGTAGCGCCTTCGTTGGCAGCAGCAGGGCCTTCAGTCACGAAGCTGTTGAAGAACACTTCGTTTTCGATGGCGATCTTCAGTTGCTTGGCAGCGTCTTCGGTGAACATGTTCATCAAAGCGATGTCAGACTGATAGGCCAACACGTCGTTGACTTGCACGCCAAAGTACTTGCCCTTGTTCACTTGCATATCTTGGAAGATAGGAGTGGGGACTTCGTACGACAGAGATTGACCAACGGTGTAGTCAGAGATGCTGATCGAAGGAGCCAAGCGGATGCGAACGGTGTCGCCTTGGTTCTTCAACTCGCCTTCGTAGTCAGTGTTAGTGACTTCAGACAACATGGTGTTCTGGTAGAACTTGGCCAGCAACTTGCCCGACCACAGGGTGGGGATGAAAGCGCCGGAGTACGAGGGGGTGGTGTCAAATGCACCAGAGCCCGTGACAGGATAAACAGCAGCCATTTTGGCCTCCTAAGATAAAAAACAGGTTGGGTTTCGACCCGCTTCCAGAGAATTACGCTTTGACGCGACCTTCTTTGTAGGCTAAGTCAATTTCAGCTTCAAGTTTGCGTGCCTCGTCGTTCTGTCCTTTGGCGCTCAACTCGATCGCGCGGCGGAACATCTTCTGGATGTCCAAGTCGGTGAAGACTTTGCCTTGTTGCGACACGGGTGCAGTGCTGCTAGCAGAACGATTCGGCTGGA